CGCTTTTTAGGCAGTGCTACTATAAGTAGTGTAGACTGGTTTGTTAATAATTCTAGTGGTGTTAAAACAAGCATCACGGGTGGATCAACAGTAAATGGTATTCAGAATGTGTCTCAAACAACTAGTAGCGACAATCAAACAGCAACAATTAATTTAGGTTTAGGTACAAACAATCTTGAATATACTTTTTTCTGTAGGATAACTGACTCCACGGGCAGTCAAGCAGAGAGATCAGTAAAGCTAAGAGTGAGGGATAAATAATGGCGTATAATTATCTTGGTCTAGTAAATCAAATTAATAGACGGCTTAACGAAGTTGAGTTGACATCATCTAACTTTGCTACGGCCACAGGTTTTTATGGGCAAGCAAAGGATGCTGTCAATGCTTCTATTCGTCACATCAACCAAACGGAATACAACTGGCCCTTTAATCACGTAACACAAGAAGATGTTGTTACGGCGCATACAGTTCGATACGGCAATCCTGATGATGCTAAAGTTATTGATGTTAATACTTTTCGGATTAAAGAAGATAGCACACTAGGCAACGACACTCGTAAGTTAAAAATACTTTCGTATGAAGAATATTTGGAAAAATATATTCAATACGAGTACGACGCAGACAATGGCTCCTCTAGTTTTCCAACCTTTGTGTTCCGTACACCCTCACAAGAATATGGGCTGGTGCCACCGCCTGATAAAGCATACACAGTAATCTACGAATATTATCGCATACCTGTAGACATGGAAAACCACGACGATGTTCCTGCAATTCCAGAGAGGTTCATGCATGTAATCACAGACGGGGCGATGCATTATGCCTATTTATTCCGTGGTAATTCGCAAGACGCATTGATCGCAAAGGAAAAGTTTGAAGAAGGCATAAAAAATATGCGCAGTCTTCTTATCAACCGTTATGATTATGTCAGGTCAACTCTCATACCAAGCAGCATTTCTAGTGGCAGACTTGGTGCGGCAACGGCAACTCCGGGCGCAGCGTTCGATTAATTTCTTGACAAATAAAAATTTTTATATATAACTATATGAGAAAGTATTACATATGGCTGACGCTTGGCAAACATATCCGGTAGAGTTTAGAGGGGGATTAGTAACAAATCTTAGTCCTTTGCAGCAGGGCCTTAACCAACCCGGCAGTGCAACCATTCTGCAAAACTTTGAACCTTCTGTTGAGGGTGGCTATAGACGCATATTAGGCTACCGTAAATTTGATAATAATGTGTTGAGTAACACAGGTCTTGTTCGCGGTTTACTTCGGTTTGACTCACAAGTATTTGCTAGTAGAGGAAGTGGTCTATTTAAATCCACAGGTGGTGGGTATACGGCAGTAACTGGAAGCACAGCTTTCCCCGCCTCTACAGCAACAGCCAAAGTTAATGGTGCTACTTCTACCACAACCACACTTGTTGTAGACAATAATAGCGGAACAATCTTAGCGGGTATGGTAGTTACCGGCACTGGCATATCAGGCACCGTAACTGTATCTTCTCTGTCAGATCAAAATAATCTAGTGCTGTCTTCTGCGCAAAGTCTGTCGGATGATGTTGATCTTACTTTTACAGAAACAAGTCCTACTCTTGGTGGGTCAGGTAAAGTAAGATTTGCCACTTATAATTTTACTGGCACCGACAAGTTTATGGTAACTGACGGTTCGGGTAAACCTTTTACATTTGATGGAACTAATTTTAAACAACTGACTTCGCTATCTTCTGATTTTTCTGGTTGTTCTAATGTTGTTGTATTTAGAAATCACATAATTTTAGTTAATGACAGCAATGTATTTTATTCTGCTCCGTATAAAGATGAAGATTTTTCTGCTGCTAATGGTGGTGGCGTAATTAATGTAGGCAATACTGTAACTGATTTAATTGTATTTCGCGATCAATTAATTATCTTTACAGAAAAAAGCATACAAAGACTTACAGGCAGTAGCCAAGCAAATTTTGTACTGTCGTCAATATCAGATGACTTAGGTGCTATTGCATTTGATACGGCACAAGAGGTCGGTGGTGACGTTATGTTTCTTGGTCCTGATGGACTA